GTTGCCAACGAGTTTGGTCTTTAGTTCTGCTATCTGCTCTTGTATTGTCATATATCTATTTAAATTTAGGATATTGATATTCTTTAAATGTTTCTTCTACTTGCACCCACACTGCATACCACTCATCCCTATTGCCAATATCCTCTACGTTCTGAATATTTTCTATTCCGTTAAGTATACTTGCATGGTTTGGATGGCAAGTAATATTCCTTTTTAGTGTAGGATTCCAAGCAGGTCTAGAGTACAAATTACCTATCTCGTTTAACTTGAGCGGTGTGTATCTCCTTAGTAAAGTGTAAAACATAAACTTGGGGTACACTATCTTCCTCTTCCTCGTATTCTTATTCATCATATCAAATGAAATACCTGTAACAAACTCTACGGCAGTTTTTGCATTCTCTATAGTTCTTGCCACAACTTCTTTCTTTGATATTACTACAAACTCTTTAGGCTTGTGCGTATTCCATCCTATCGTGTAACTCCCTTTCATAATTTTTAACTTAAATCCTCCTCGTGTTCTGGGTTAATTGGTTTGTAAATCTCCTTAGTCTTTCTGTTTTTGTGTGGCAGTATAGTGTCTACTATATCCTTTGCCATTGATATAGCCATCTTCTCTAGGCTCTTGCCACCAAGACCTCCACTATTGTTTAGTGCATACAAGCAACTAGGTATGTAGTAATTTACTAGATACTCTCTATAGCTCTCTTCTGATATAAAATCGTTCTTTGCTTTCATTATATTTTTATTATTTTTTTAATTGATTCGAATAAAATATATGTAACTCATCTTTGTTAACAACCTCCAAGTCCTTTTCATTACAGTAATGAACTGCTTTCTGAGGGTCACTAAATCTAACACTTTCCCCTTTATTTAATGGGAATACATATGCCACCGTTCCTTTAGTCATTATCTTAACCTTCATTATCTTATTCCTCCTATACTCTTTTTAGGGCTCTCTAGTAGCTTTACTTTCATTCTATCTGATATGAATAGAACTTGCCTATCTAAAGGGCTTAAATCAACGTAAAAGTCTGCCGTATGGCTAACTAAAGGTTTAGGATATTCTGCTCTCAAAATATCACTAGCTATTTTTAATTGTTGCGATGTTGCGAATTTAGTCATTTTCGTATAATTTAATTAATAAGTTTTTAGCTTGTTTTTTGAATTCTTCGTGGTGCTTGGTTCTCACACTTAGTGTTACTCCCTTAACCTCAAACCCGAAGCCCTTGCGCCCCGAGTTCTCTCGCTTACCACCCCAACTACCCTTGTTCTTTTGTTTTTCCATTACGATACTTTGTCTTTAAAATATTCTGATACTTTGTAAAATGCGGTTTCAAACTCTTCTTCAGTGCTCATCTCCCAATTACCATGGAAGGCAACACTTACTGACACCTCGGTAATACTATTGTTACCAAACTTTGATTGACACACTTGAATAACTTGGTGTTCACTTACTATTTTGTAAAAATGAATAGCACTATTCTTTACATACATCGGGAGACTCATCTCAACCATTTCCTTTACTGTTTTTACTACTTCTACTTTCATGTTGTTTATTTTTTATTTATTATTAATTGAATGCTACTAGGTATATGTAAAAGAATAGTATTAATCTACATATCCACATTGCTAGGTGAAACTTTATTTTATGTATCATTGTCGAAGGCTAATTAAATTGTCTCCGTACCAATTGTACCAAATCTCAAATCTATCTTGGATGAAGTCCTTATATACTAGATGTTCTGAATCATCCTCAGATATCTGATACATATTTCCTTCTTCATCTTCTAGGATATCTCTAAACTCATCAAACACTCTTGCATGAGCAAGTTCACAAGCTACCTCCATCACGCTTATGGTTATTAATTTATCTGCTACTTCCATTATTCGTTATTATCGTTAATTGTTTTGATTAATACTCCCACCATAATTGCTAGGATTATGAATAGGCTAAATTTAATTATTGTTATCATTTATTCTTCCTTTTTCTTCTCGTTAATAATTATACAAGCAATCATGATTGCAATCGTAACCATTAATATGCACCAAAGTGTAAGTATCGCCACCTCGGACGATACAAATTCTAATATTTTTCCCATATACCTTTTTTTTATTTTATTAAATTGTTGATGGTGTTCTCTGAGCTAGTTTATCGCATTCTTCTTTAGCTATAAAACCATACCTACAAAATGAATGCATGATAGAGTAGTTAGTGTGGAATATCATATCCATCCCACATCCACTTATTGTAAAGTAACCACGACTATTATAACTTTCTTTGTAACCTAGGGCTCTGAATAAGCACGAATAATTTCTTTGATAGTATTCGTTATCATTATGTGGATAATTTTCACAACTAGTAAACTTAATCTTTCTGCTCATACCACTTGAGGATACAGACCCGATTACATTAATCATCCTGTTTTCCTTAATAGCTTTAACGTATGCCTCTACATCAGATATAAAGGCATCTACAGTGTAATAAGGCACGTTGTCTATGTCTTTAACTAATGAACTGTCAGACATAATGTTTTCTTTGATTCTTTCGATTTGATTTTCCATGATTGTTATTTTTTGTTTTTAAACTAATTCTTCAATAATTCCTATACCTTCACTTGCTACTAATACTGCGACTGCTATCTCAATATCTACTACCAATAGTATGTAACCTACTATTCTTATTACTGATTTAAATAGGCTTATTTGTAAGTGCCTCTTTGCATTTGGATATTTCATATTTTTTCCTCCTTTTCTTCTTCTCTTATTAAATAAATGTTGTTTTCTTCTATCCACTCATCAGCTATTCTTTCTGACTCATCTCTACACGAACCCATTTCTCCTAGTCCAAAGTCCTCATTGGACATTAGTGTTTCGTATATTTTTTCCGTTAAAGCATTATAGCTTTTTTGCGTTATTGTATCCATAATTTTTATTATTTATTTTTTATTTTGGTTCTAAATCTTTGTTTACTTTACTAAATGGCAGTGCTGATATTAACTCACTGTATCCTACCTCTACTAACTCCTCTATAAAGTCAGTGCCTAGTAAGATTGACTTTGCCCTAGCCTCTTCTGATAGCACCTTTAAGTATCCATACTCCAAGTCGATGTCATCGATATTGTTTCTGATTAACTTGATTCTATCATAACTATCTAGCTCCTCAATGTCAGTGTAGTTTATGGTGGCAAATTCATCAAAATAAACATTGCTTATTACATCTTCATAAAAATCATAGTCACTCACCTCTTCATTTACAAGTGCAAAATCTAATATAGCACCTAGCACATGACTATCTTTACCTAAAGCAGTAAAGTTTGAAGTATCCTCAGCCCATTCTACTGCACTATTAAATCTAAAAGATATAAAGCCATCCCTAGAAGTATAACGTCTCTTTAAATAGGTATCAAAAGCATCGTAATTACTATGTATGTACGAGACAATGTTATCCACTATAGGAACAACTTCAACATCTATAGAATCATTTACGAAGTTATAATAGTTAGGGGAAGTTATTGTTTCAAATTTCACCGACTCAACCAATCCTAATTCTATTAACTTACTCTCTATCTCAGATGTTATTGCCACTGCTACTTTTTGCCTATAGCCTAGCCAATCTACTTCTACATCATCTGAAGAAACTTCATTGTATTCGCAGAAGCTATCTAGCTCACTGTCTCCATCCCACATTGTACCATAAAATCCTTTGAACAATGGCAACCATGTATCGATTGCTTTTTTATCTTGACTATCCATATACCACCTCCCCTAGAACTATGTACTGAAATACAACATCACTACTCGTAGCATCACCATCTTCTTTTAACTCATTCTCTAGAGCCCATGCATCAGAACTGTTAGCTAGTAGCTCTAGCCTTTCGATTAACGTGCTTTTAGTGATTACTCCTAGCACTTCATTCTCATCCTCGGCATCATTTATCTCCACCTCTACTCCATGCTCTAGAACTGCCTCTAAAATGGCTGATGCAATGTAAGGATAATTTGACTTGGGCACTGCTTGTCTTACCTTCTGAACTTGTTCATCGGTTATGTAGTACCAATAGTTACTTCCACCTTCTAAGGCAGTGGTAAAGATGTTATCTAGAACATCCTTGCTGATTTTTCTTTTGATTGTAATTTCCATGTTATTTATTGTTTTTTTTAAATTTTGGCACATAAACATTTAAAGGTATAATGTCAAATTCTTCTTCTCGTTCTTCAATAAAGTCTTCATCACTAATATAATCCATTCTTCGATTATCGTTGTGTTGTTCTAACCATTCTAAAAAATGATTTCTATTTTCAAGTACCACTTCTAATTTTTGGTCGTTCCCATTTCCGTATATATCATTATATCTTACTATGTACATTTCTTGTACTGATTGTTCTTTTATTGTTTCCATGATGTTTTTATCTCCTATTATTAATTATGATTTTAAGTTCCAAGCAAGTGATTCGTTACTATTTAAATCACAAGCAATCTCTATGTTGTTTAAATGTGTTATTGCACTATCGCATTGTGTGGTTGGCTTATCAAATACATCAGATACATTTCTATAAATAAAATCTCTTATAAATACTTGGTCTTCTAGAATAAGTCTTAATCTATATTTCAAAGACTCGTTCTCTACTCTTAAAGGATATCCTAACTGCGAAAGCATTTGGTCTTCCATGCCTACGTTCTTAATAATAAACTCCATAGTCTCGCCATCTACATTAATTGCATTCAAGTTATCTATTATAGATATTATAGAATCCTTAACCTGTTTATCTAGCATCATGTATGTGCCTCTCTTTAAGAATTCTTGTCTAGCTTGATAGTCTTTGTAGAATAACTGCATACATTCTAGCTCAGACATTGTGTCTAGATTAAACTTGCTCTCAGCAAATATGTTATAAACTTCAATTGCTTTGTCCCAAATAATGTCTAGTTCTCTAGTGTTAACACCAATGATGTTAGCCATACAAAATACACCATACGAATTATGGTGATTGATTGTTGTTTTAATTTGATTGTTTGTCATAATGATTGTTTTTTGTTTTTTTAAATTGTGATTGATTATTATTAATTAAATAGACGTTGTATGCCTCTTTCAAAACCATTTTCTTTGCATAAATCCTCAATTGATGTAAATGATTCTGCTCTATGTGGACTATATAAATAGCAAGTCAGGTCTTTTAATTTGCCAATTTTCCTTTCACTTCTTGAAGAAGTTATTGCTACAAATATTGTTTCAGTGTTATAATTAATTCTTATATTACCGTGTGATTTACCACCATCAATTCTACAAATAACAATACCCCAATCCATCTGCGTTGCTTTTATTCCTAAGACATTTAAAGAGTCGTTTAGCTTTTCAGTATCTTCTTTTATCTTGTCATTATATATAGCTTTCATGTGCCTATTGCTGACGATGATTTCTGATAATAACTTTTTCTCTTTTTCAATATTATCGTAAATAATATTGACATCAAATAGCTTATTACTATTACTGCTTTTAACTTCATTGATTTTCTCGAATTCGCTAATAATTGATTCGATAATTTTGGTTTGGTTTTCTGATAAATTTTTCATGTGTTTTTTGATTGTTTTTTTAATGATTAATTTTTAATTGTTTGAACATATGAGGGGAATCGAACCCCTCACTTGAACCATTTATGTTTATGCGAATGTGAATATTTTATTATCCACAGTGTTGTCAGTTACAAATTTCATTACCTCATCAAAAGCAAGGTTATTCATTTTATAACCACCACCACTTACCAAGTAATGCAATTTATCGTTCTCATTCTTTGGAGCACTAACGTGATTTGTGTAACGTGTAACTGCGTTAAACAATCCCCATATAGTCTTACCTTCTAAGTTAATCTCAGTTTGTAAAGCGTCAGCAAATGCAGTCACTTGGTTTAGCTTTCTACTACTCACGTCTTTCTTATTAGTGTTAACATCAATAGTGAATAGCTTTCTGATTACACGCTCCACCATCTCATCTTTTAACTCGATGTCAGCCATCTTCTTGAAATTACCCATCAATACTTCATCTAGATGCAATGCCTTTCTTAAATCAGCCATGGCAGTCTCAATTCTAGACTTTGCTGATTCAGTATGCCTAAACTTATCTAAATCCTTATATGCTCTATGGAAAGTGTTTTTGCATATTACCACTTGACTTGTTGACCCGAATCCGATAGATGCACTGCCATCATTAGAATTCAAAGCAGTAATCCATCTCATGATAGATGATTTACCTATGTACATACTAGGTAATTCTGCTTGTAAGTAAACCTTCTTACCTCCATCTAATTCGCCACCTCTAGTAGTCTCTAAACCGATACCTTCAGTAGCTCCTACGATAGTCTCTGCTAACTCCCAATTTTGCATTGGTACATAACGATTACCTACACTACCTAACCATGCGTCCGTATCGTTTCTAAAGATACCAAATGTTTCGGTGCTTTTACCATCTTTAGACGTCAGTTCTTCTTTACTTACTGACCAATTAAGGTTTGTTGCTTCTAATAAATTAAAAGTCTTTTCTTGGATTGATTGATTGTTTTTCATAATGTTCTTTTTTTTTGTTTTTTTAAATTGTGATTGATTAGTTAATTATTTTAAATGTTTTTCTACATACTTTATATTGCTCAGTAGTTGAATAGTCATCAACATCACTTTGGCTTCCAAATCTCAATTCGACATCAATGATATCATCATCATAGTCAAAATGATTAGCTACTGCATATCCTCCCGATACCCTATTGTAACCTGTACTTTTTAGTGTGCTATACTCTAATTTCTGAAGCACATCTGATAACGTCTGCAATTCTGCATCGTTTAATTGTGTTGTTTTTTTCATTTGATTGATTATTTATTTATTGTTTAAACTATTGTACATTGTCTCTATAATAATTGGCAATGCTTATGACTTCTAATGCCAATTGCTCATTGGACATCTTTGCTAGACTAACCACGTCTTTTACTGTCTCGAATTCATCAGATGCTAAATCCATGATTGCATCAATTAATTTTTCTCTAATTGTTTCCATGTTATTATATGCTTTTTAAATCTTTGTGATACTTATACAATATTGCCTCGCTTGCATCGTATGTTAAATGCGTGGCATCCTTATTTATCCTATCTCTTGACGATGGGTAGTCAGCATCTCTCTTTATGCTTCTTATAGCATTACGCATATCCTTTTTTGCATCTGCTACACTATTGTAGTTTAACCAAAATGCAAAGAACATTCCGTCCTTTTTACTTTCGTAATTAGACATCTTTGATAGTATTTTAAAATTACCACCGATTTGACCCGTTATTAAGATTTGTGCTTTCATGATTTATTTGTCTCCTATTTTAATGATTGAATAATAACCATCAAGGAATTCATTATTGCGTGAATCCCAATGATAGTACTCGTTTACCTTTGCTTGTGCTAATTCCAATGTAGGAAATGCGCTAATAATACTGCCATTCGCAGTGTTTTGAATGATGTAATTTGTCATGTGATTATTTGGTTTTTAAATTGTTTCTTCTATACCTAAAATTGCATTAAATGTATGGCTTACACCATCCTCATCTTCAATACAGCCATCTTTCATTCTGTCTTCCTTGCTTAATTTTAAGAAAGCATCTTTAAAGGAATGTGCTTTAATTTTAAAGATTCCAAATCCAAAAGTAGTTGGAATCCAAATTGTAAATTCTTGTTTTGTCATGTGATTGTTATTTATTTGATTAATTAATGTTCTAGAATGATTACTGATTTTTTACCTTTGCCCATGCTACCACTACACAAACCACATTTACTGCAATTAGAAACAAATCCGCTCTCTTTTGATGCGGGGCATGATACAAGGCTAGGCAATGGAATTGGTGAGGCAACAAATGAGCGGAAACCCAAACTACTTGCAAATTGCTCTTGAATCAAATTATGAGTACTAGCCATAAAATATTTGCTATAGTCTTTTTTCTTAGCCCATTGATGAGTATACCCAGTCCAATTTTTTGCACTTTTGCATATGCTTTCAACTAGGCTAAAAGGAATTAATGTTGGCTCTCCATAACTGCCAAATCTCACATATTTACCTTTTGTTGCTGATACAATTTTTAAGGCAATATCATCAGTTAATGTTGGTATATTGTCTACACTGCCAAATTCCTTTGCTATGCTTCTTAATTGGCTTAAGAAACCACTATATTGCATAGCTTTATGCGTATAACAAGCAGTTAATTTTGCGCCATTGCTAACTGAAAATGGGCAATCTCCACATACACTGCCATCTTGAGCAAAAAACTCTCTCATAGTCGTTTTAGGTTTCATTGCTTCATTAAACTGCCCTAGGGAATAGCTATAGGTTTGTACTATTTTTTCCTTTGGAGTAGCAATTTTTTTGTTACTAGTTGTGCCAATTGTAAATACAATTATTGCATCGTTTTGCTTGAATGTAAATCTCATGTGATTATTTGTTTTTTAAGTGATTAGAGCGCATGAGATGAATCGAACATCCCAAAAACCATTTGCGCTGATATTGTATTATTTTATTGATTCAACATTTTTTATCATTCTAATAAGATGTTTTGATAAATCTCTTATTTCTTCCATTGCATCAATGTAGTTAATTTCTTTGTTGAATAATTCGTCTGAAATTGATTTGAAATTTGCTTCCATATTGTATAAAATATAGTCAATTTCGTGTTTTTTAAATTCTTGGTTTGTCATGTGATTATTTGTTGTTTTTAGATTGTTTAACATCGTTTGCATACATTAGGCATAACATTGTTACTGCCATTGCTACTAATAGCATATCGGTTATTGATAGTATATTCATATTATTTAAGTTTAGCTATTAATTCATTAATATAATTGATTCTTTTTTCGCCAAAATTATAGCGAATAGCCATTGTTAATTGCGTTTGCAATTCTTCTAGAGACAATAAATCTAATGTTCTAGGTGATTCTAATTCATTGTAATGACTCATGATTTTTTGATTGTTTTTTTTATATGTGATTGGTTAGCCAATAGATGAATCGACATCTGATGAATTCTAAATTAATTGGCTAATATTTATTTTATTAATGTTCAAAATTAATTACTTGTTAGGTAACTTATAAAAACATCATGGTATTTCCCTCCATGATAGGTTTATTCGAATGCTCCATAGCTTATTATATGGATGCAGTATCTATTTTCAACTATATTCTAGTGTTTATTGGTTTAGAGTCGTAAATGATTCACATTATATAGATTCGGCAATGTTTCACAACAAACTAACTATATAAAACTACTCAATGATTAGTATCTTTATACATACATACTAATTGACTAAAAGAACGATGTTTCGTGGATAACATTTAACCGAATTGTGAGTACGAATATACGAGCACTATTTGAAAAGTCAAGTGCTTTTCAAATTGATTATGAAAGTATTTTTCAAGTGATTGATTATCAAGATGATTATTTTTAGTATAATTCAAGATAATAATGCAAGTGACTAATAATGAGGGGAATAAAATTAAGTACTGATAATCAATTACATAGCAAGTAGTATTCGAAAATGAAAACTAAATAGTTGAAAATGAGCACTATAAATTAATAAACTGATTGTGAGATGTTTACGTTACTGAAAATGAGCACTAAGAATAAAGATATTAGGCTAATAATTCACTAAGTATAAAAGGATAACTGTATTGTTTACTAATAAGAATGATAACATCCAATGAAACGGAATATTTATAATAACCATGCTTAATATTGTAAAGGTAATTAATAGGCAATTGACATTGTTTAGATAGTTTATAGTAAGTAATGCTATTAGCCAAACATAATGCATCAATCCATCGAATGAATAGCAAATGTGCCTTTAAACGATTGGCATTCCTTATTTCATATGTAGTGATATCGGTTTTGATATGCAATGATAAGGTAAAATTGGCGTTATTGGTCATATTCAAGGCTAAAAAAACAATGCTCTCAAAAAGTTGTCTCTGAGCGGTGAGCAATTGGCATTTCGTATCTCATAATCAGCTACTTATATTTTGACGATGGATTTGTAATATGCTGATTATCATTCAACCATTTCATTGCGTCTTCGAGGATTGTATGTTATATCTTTTTACCCATGCGAAACGTTCCTTTCGTATAGGTAAAACGATAGCACAAAGCATTCTATTTGTGTTATATGGTCATTGGCTTGTATCAGTTTCTTTTGGTTTCTATTTTACTAATTATTATATAAATTATCATGCATGACATCATAATACCTTTTAAATCAATGTGGTGCGCATGGTTACGATGGGTAGCGGGATGTTTTTTTGAGCGATGGCGGATTTTAATTTATAGTGGTTATCACACATTTTCACCTGCATACCCTCTTTTTAAGAATGCACGCACAATTACACCGCATAAAAAAACCCACCGCCCTATTTATCAGGGGATGGGGCTATTTTAAAGGGGCTGGGAGGATGCGAGCCTATTGGTGAGCATACTTGTATATGGACTTCAACGATAGCGATATGCCGTTCTCTAGCAACCTTCTTTGTATCTCTGCCTTGGGGACGTTGTTCTGGGAGTATGCCTTGATTAGTTCTATACCTACGTTTGACTTCTTGCTATATACCCTCTTCTTGGCTATCTCTGCCATTAGTACCTTGGCTTTTTCTGGGTGCTGCATTTCAGGATTGCCTAGTGACTTGATAATACGTCCGTTCTTTGTTACATGGAAACCATTCTTCTCTATACGCAACTTAATCGAGTTTAGACCTGCTGATGTTCTCTCTGATATCATTACTCTTTCTCTTTCTGCCATAGAACCAAACAAGTGGATAGAGAAGTTGTCCATCTCTGGGGCATCAGCGCATTTGAATTGTACCTTACTATCCATTAAGTTTGCTATGAAGCTTATACTACGAGATAGTCTATCTAGCTTTGCTACTAGTAATACAGCCTTCTCTCTTTTGCACAGGTTTATTGCCTCTCTTAACTTAGGTCTATCAGCTTTTTTTCCTGATTCAATTTCAGTAAAGGTTGCTAGTACTACTCCCTTATTTGTTATTGGTAATACCATTTGTTCTTGTGCCTCTAGTCCTAGTCCGCTGTTGGCTTGTTTGTCTGTACTTACTCTGAAGTATGTTACATAATTGTTGATTGGGCTGCGATTCATTTTCAGTTCTTTTTATTATTTATTGTTATTATTCGAAGCATTCGCTTCTTATCCATTCTGTTAAAGTTTTTTCTATAACAGCAATTGCTTGACCATAATTGTCTTTATGATTAACTCTTACAGTTAAAATACCCTCCTCTTCTCTTAAGTACTTGTCTCTCTGGCTATCCTCAAATTTTTGATATAGGTGCTGTATTTCATCTAATTCTATACAAAAATTAAATCTCCTAATAAAAAAGTCTAATCTATATTTATGTATTGAATACTGTCTTTCTACGTCATATCCTTTTTCTGTTAAAAATGGAACAAGTATATCTCCAAATTCATGCTCTTCTCTATTTTTAAAAAGAACTAAATTTTTGTCTATTATATTTAATTCTCTAAGCCATTCTATAAATTTTATTTTTTCTAAAAGAGTTTCGTTGTTAAATGCCATCTTCATAACACCGCTAGATGTTAGTAATGTAATTGCTCCGCATTTATTGCCAATTATTTTTTCATTTTTTAAAGCATCAAATAACTCTCCATTTGATTTTGATTTTAAAACCTTATAATCAATATCTGCAATACAAACCCTTGAAATAGCCTGTGTTAAATTAGAATGCTGCAATATTTTTGCAATGTCAATACCTAGAAAAAAAATGTTTGATTCTAAAAAATTATCTCCAATTGTTATGCAACGAAAACAACCTAAACCTTCTTTATTAAATTTTTTTATATTTATCATGTGGCAAAGATAAATAATAAAACCAAATACGCAAATATATTCGGTTAATTATTTGAAAAAACAAAAAAAATAACCCCAATAAATTAATACTGGGGCTATTTTTAAATATAGGGAATTCCCTACCTTATCTTTTTGTGCGTTCTATTGAAATCGGAAGTTATTGCGCCTATACCTATTATGTTTTATATTCTATATGTCAGTTTTAAACTGATATCTATACTATAATAACTTTACCATTGGCACTAATACTCCTTTGCTTGTATTATTATCTCCTCCTAATGTATATTTTTGGTTATTTTTCAAAAAACATTCCCTAACTACTTCCTTTATAATCTTTGTTGGGACTATAATAGCAGTGCCATGCGCCTCTATTCTGTATATCCAAATGTCTGCGGTGGTGGTAGATATTCCGCTTGGTTTATCTCTTGAAAACACTTCTATAAATAAGTTGCCAGTCTTATGAGCCATCCTATCACTCTTAACCTCCACCTTAAATGCTCCAGTAAATATTCCTTTTACCCAATCTTCTGCTTCTTCTCCAAAAGCTAAGTCGTATGTAAATGAGTTTGAGTGCTTCATATTATTTTATTTTCTATCCAGAGATATATTCTTAGGCATTCTTATCTCAAGATTACTAAGCGTCCAAATCTCCCCATTATCCATAGCGCAGGTAAATAGTAGGTTGTGTTCCTGACTGTAATCAATTATTAAAAATGCATACCCTTCCATATTGTCTGATACTCTTAGTATTGGTATCATTGGATTTAGTTGTAGTATCATCTGTTTGTTATTTTGTACAATTTACTTGATTCTGTCCGACATATCATACAATAATCCTTATTTTGCTGTTAATGAATGATTTGTAACGCATTCTTGTCACACATATTCTCTATTTCCTGCTTTACTTGTTGATAGTAACTATCAGCAAATTCATCTACATCTTTTCCTGCTTCAATAATTCTGCTTACCGTAATTAAAGCACATTCTATTGCATCTTCTTTAGCTTCTTCATCATACATTAGATTTGCTCTCAAGTAAAAATAATGCTCGTTAAATATTTCTAACGCCTTTTCTTTAGCTTCTATCATAATTATTATTTATTAAATGTTTCTATGTAATTAATTGCTGATTTCAAATATTCAATATTTTCTTTAAATTGACCTAATCCTGTATTGCATCTATAACACAATAAACTCCTAAAATTACCTGTTGTATGATTATGGTCTATAACTGCTGTTTTATTTAATAAACTTATTTCATTTTTACAAATTGTGCATTTATAATCTTGTATTTTTAAAACAAAAGCAATTTGTTCAATTGTTGTATTATATAGATGTTTATAAACTGCTTTTTTTAAAGTTAATTTATAATTTGGATTATTTTTATACCCATATTTTTTTTGTTCCGAATTACATTTTTTGCAATAATGATGAAACCCTGATTTGTCAGATTTGTTTTTATGGAAATCTATTACGTTTTTTTCTTCTTTGCATTTAGCACATTTTCTATTCATGTTTTTTATTACAAAGATACAGATATGTTGTCACAAAATCAATTTTTGTGACGAACTACCTCAAAAATATCTTTAAAGTCCTACCACCATCTTGATAAGACAACTCAATCTCTTGAAAGTCTCCCATCTCCTTGTACATAGTTAATATTCTGCCTATAGGCTTATCGTTGCCTGCATGGTTTATGACCTCAAACCTTGTTACCTCTCTTTTTTCCTGTTCTTTTTCCATTATATTTATTTATTTGTTGTTAAGTATTGATGTAATAGTCCTGCTATAGACTCCACTAGTTGCTCATTCATCCAATCTGGGTTTCCGCTATGGTAAAGTATACAGTGTGCCAGCTCATGGCAAAATGTAGCTTGCACGATGCTCTGCTTATACTTCCTCCAGCCTTTCTCTGCCTTGTACTTGCTCGCTATTATGATTACGTTGTCATAAGATATAAATCTTCCGAAACATTCGTTCTCAGCACAGTACTTGTTGTCGTACTTTACTACTATTGTTTGCCCAAGCATATTGAAGGAGGAAGGTATAATCATAATTGTAAAAAAGCTTTCTTCATTTCCTCCATTAGTTCTGCTCTCTGTTCGTCTGTCATTAAGGGTGGTGGAATATAATCTTTTTTGTTCATTTTCAGTTCTTCGCAATCAGCCCACAACTCATCCTCGTCTTTTAATATCTCTTTACCATCCTTATCAAAAGCCTTAAAATCCTCTCTACCTGCTTTTTCATACAAGAACCAGCCAATATTATCAGCAGCCTCTTCTCCGTAATAACATTTTATCATCATCTCTATGATGTTGACATACTCGTCCGTTATGTTAGTTAAATCTACCTTTGGATACAACGCATTCACAACTGCGTCTGCCTTTCTTATCCTGTTAAGGATGTCCTTAAATACTTCTATTTTCATAATTTTTATTATTTATTAAATGTTTCGTTGTAGTATTGTTCTCCTGGTAATTCGTGGTCTAATCCAATTACTTCTATTTGATTACAAGCATCAATTAGCTGTTGCTTTTCCATTTCTATAGCTTGGTCAAGTAATTCTCTATTTACCTCTACTCGTTCAAAATATATTTTATCAATTAACCAATTTACTGCTGTTTGTTTGCTCATAATAATTCTTTGTTTTTTTATTCCTGTGTAAAGTTTTCTTTAAAATAGTTATTACAGTCATCTTCTGTGGCTATAGCTCCCTCATCGTAAGTTCCCTGTGCGTATGAGTTCTTTAAGTCCTGCTCTTCTATTAGCAAGAATCTCTGAAACTCTAAACGAAGGTCGTTGCCTATGAAGTGCCTATTCACCCTCATGTAGTCTATTAACTGAGCTACTGCTGTCTTTTTATTATTTCTTGCCATTACTACTAAATTTTTAATTTTTTAAAATATCTTCTTGCTGATAGTAAGCATATTAGTTTTTCAGTATTTGGTTTTATTCCTATTTCTGGAAAAACTTCCATCATCACCTTAATTGCTCTTGTCGTTTCTTTTCTACTGTATATTGTCATTTTGTTTCTATGATTTCGGCTAATTCTAATAAATGATTATTTATTGTTTCTTGATGAAATGTCATACCTATCAGCATTGCGTTAAAGGCGGTAAACATTTCGTCAATTCCTGCACAATCATTGAGCTCAACTGTATACTTAACATATTTGTTGTTTACAGTAAACACTATTTTATCTGTCATCATATATTTATATTCTTTTTAAAAACTTCTATCCAAATATTTAACCATCCAAATTGAATATCAATAATTCCATAATAATTTGAATACTTCATACCTTTAAAAACTCTGAACATAATGCCAAAGTCTGACCAATCCCATATATAATTTATTTTCATATTTATTTCTTTAATTCGTGATATAAACAATTTAAAAGTGCAATTGCAGACTCTCTTGTTATCATAACACCTGTAACTACAATTTTATCTCCAATATTTTTATGAACTGCTCTTGGCTCATTAACAAGTTCTAATTCTGATAATTGTTTAAATTCTATTATTATATTTTTTTCTTTAGTATATACGCCTACTCTTCTATTCTTAATTTTTGCTTTTGTGCAATTGATATATTCAGTTACTTTCATACTTTTAATTTTATTACTTCCTTTATAAACTCTGGTGATATCCACTTGTTAATTGCTACATAGTACTTATCTCCATCTTTGTAAGCTTGTACGGTTTCTTGTTTACCCTCAAATTCAGTTCTAACCTCGTACTGATTGTCAGGGTCGTATCGTAAGTTAAATTCAATAGCATCCTCGTTACCCTTTTCTAAAGCGTGTTGCATAGATGGATTCCTGTTCACCCATTCGTGTAGCTTTACCCTTTCTTCTGGCGTAAGCTCGTGGTAATACTCGTTTATCACATTATCCCAAAACATTGCTCTTGCTATCGGTCTTGGTGGAATACACGCCTCCACGAGGAACGAAAATTCAAAGAAATCAATCTTAAACCTTTCTTCTTTTTTCTTTGCCATTACAATTTATCTCCTCCTATTTCGTTTGATGGAAAACTATCGTAGAATAATTTTGCGTACATTCTTCTGTAGTTACGCTCTATTTCATCTGATTCCCATCGCCTATTACTTTCCATTACTCTATCATATTCTTCTTGCGATATGATTCTCTTTAGTGCTTCTTCTCTGCTTGTTAATTTTTTTTCTTTTCCCATGTGATTAATATTTTTTAAGATGTCTTTCCATCAGTCAGGTAAGTTCTCCAGATTAATGGACTGGATGCCATATAGGAAGATTACCGTTTCTTCGTGGTCAGGACAGGTTCTGCCCCTGTATGTGTACCGAGTTATAGATTATGAGTACACTTAACCTTATTAGCGTCTACTATTCCGCCACCTAACCATATTTTT